CCGATGTTATCTTCAGCGCCGCCGATAGATTGAAGCGCGCGCTGTCTAAATTGGTTCAGCACTACTGAACTGGCATCGCCCGCATTTGTATAGGCCAAAATCATGGGATTTTTCGCCGCCATCAGGGTGTACCGCAAACTGGCAAACGATTCTAGGTCATTCATTTCGCGAAGCTCATCCAGGTGGATAGTTTCAGGCTTTGATACACCGCGAGCAGCTGAACCGCCTGCCTTGATAATAAAGCGCGTTCCCAGCATCGTTTCGATTTCTTCCGATCCATGACTCCACCTGATTCGCTTTACTTGCTTCGATAGGTAATCGCTGGATTCTATGACATTTACCAGCTGCCTAAACTGCTCCAGGGATGTAGATAGTCGATGTGCCGAGCCGATTTGCAACGATTCTTCCCATAGGAAAAGGCCGCCCAGGATTCGCAGCTGCATCAGAAAACTTTTGCCATTCTGCCTGGCTACAGTGCAGACATTTACAGGGCTAGCCCACCTGCCATTTGGCAATACTTTGTGGCTATGCTCGATGAAGAACTTTTGCCAGTCCATCAGCTCGATGCCGATTTGACCAGCCAAGTCCACCAGTTCAAGCCCGCGACTAGGCAAATCATTCAGCGGCGTGTGGATTCTAGGCGTTGGATGGCCATAAATGCCTTCTGTATCCCTACCCAAAACCGATTGCAGCCGATTTGAGCCCTGTTCAGCCTCTATGAGTTCCTTTGAGGCTTCTGCGTGGCTAGTCATGGCTTATCGAGTCATTTTGAGGGGTAAAAGGAACAGGAAGGGTCAGGGGTGTTCTAGGTGTACTAAAAAACCGACCACCTTTGCTTGAATTGCATGTCCTGCATAATAGTTGAAGATTAAAGTCATCATCAGTACCACCCTGGCTACGGGGAATGATGTGGTCTACTGAATCACCTTCATTGCCGCATTGCTGGCATAGTCCACGATCACGATTGATGATGCGTTGCCTTATCTTGCGCCACTTTGATGTACTTCCATTCTCCGTTAAAGCACTCATCAATAATAGTTCCTTTGCTGATGGAATGACCATGCTTTGCACATTGAACCATATCGCTTATTGATGTATTTGATTGATGCATCTATCTGCCTATAGCCATCCAGGTTGCGATACCACTTAGAACGCATCTGCCCTAATCCGAAGTGGCTGCCATTCTTTGCTCGCACATCCCATGTTCTATTTTCTTTTGTGATGATGTCCTTAAAGCACATAAACTCATTCCATTCAATAATCCTAGAATGTGCATATAGCTTGTAGTGATCGATGGTTGTAGCTTGTGCGGGTTGCATCTGTATTGAAAGCGAGGCTATGAAAGAGCAAAGCACTCCCCAAACCACCAGTCTCCTTAGCGAGCTACACGCCTTCAGGCGCTCGCTTGCAGAGCTGGATGGTAGCAAGCCTGTCAAGCGCATCAAGTTATCCACAGAATTTTGAGCGTACGCTCGGCGTGTTATCCACAGGTTATCCACAGGCCTCACTGATGCCCCCATCCGTCACCCTTGAAGTGAATGGGTGTTGCCTGATACACCCTGGACATAATGATCGTGCAGTTATCACAATTTGGAATTGGATAAATGTCATTGATGCCTGCCGATACTGATTTAACCTGGCTGCACACATCGCATCGATACTCATAAATCGCCACTGTAAGCCGTCTCCTTATCTAATATGACCACACCCATAACACCGCAGCTATTGCACTCCACCACTTCCACATAAGGTGGCAGGGTGTCAGTGACCTTTCGGACTGTGTGATTTGTCAGCTTCTTTTCAATTCTGCACTCATATTTGATTTGCATAGATACTCCTTGAGAAGTTGGCCATAGGGTGCAAATCCTGCTGGCCTATCCACCATGAGCCATCACTACGCTGATGCGATGGTCTACGGGCTACCGCTACGGGAATCCAGCCGCATATCCAGTATTTTGGCATCGATCCTGTAACCAGGATTGCCACATCTTCCTTGCGGTCAAGCTCTGAAAGGATAAGTGACCCATTCTGCCACTTTGTCCATTTGACCTCGATGTTATTACCCACATCAGCCTTCAGCTTGAAATTGTCAGCTGTTAAATCGATGGGCTTCCTGAAGTATTTGGCTACAGCTAATTCAGCCCCAAATGCTTCGCTTTGTTGCATGACGAACGCTGGGAAGTTAAGCCGCTCTCTGTCATTCTGATAATTCCGTTTGACAGTCACGCCTTCCCATTGAGGTATGTAGTCTATGGCTCTACGCAGCCCGGCCTTTGTGATTGCTACCTGCGTGGCGTTATCTATCTGAATTGGAATCATTTGCAGTCCTCGCAAAGCCAAATCAAATCGATCCCATTAGCTTTTACATAGTAACCAGTTGCCAAAGGCTTATGCCGCACACATTCATCGCAGATTTCATGTTCTCCAGGCTTGAAAATCTCTACATACCCCATTAGATACGCTGCTTCCACTTGCCATCGCTACCTAGCACCATCCACTGCGGTGGGCATTGCTGGGCTTTGGTCTTTTCTGTGCAGAAGTATGCGCCCCAGGCTTTTCCATTCTTTTCGCCCTCTTTCCAAATCATGTGGCCATGCTTACAAATAGGCGCTTCCGCTTGTAGCTCACCGCCCAGTTCATCCTTGATTTGGTCTACAGCTGCCTTGACTGTGGTGAACCCATCTTCCCAAATTGGCTTAGCCCAGGGATCATCCTCGACAAATGCTTTTGGCATAGTCTCGACTTGCTGCATATCTTCGCGGCTAGGCTTTTCCTCTGTGCCTAGTACCACGCTGGCAGCTCTACCGATTGCGCTGCTCACTGTGTCCTCGACATACCACCTTTTCATTTGTGGATTGTAAGCGCCGACCATTCCATGCGCGTAGTCGATAGCGGCAGGTTCTTTGTCCTCGTAATGGCGATAGATACGGCACTCTATGAGGATGTAACCCTTTTCAGGATTCCAGTCGATGATTGATGTGTGGATTTTATTTGTAGGCCAGGTGGCGTGCAGTCTCTGAACCTTCTGATTTACTGTCTCGTAATTGTCCAGGAATCCCATTAGCGCACCGCCTTTCGAGCTGCGATTTTGCCTCTGATAAATCCTTCGCGTTTGCCTTCTTTGAGGCCTGCGGTATAACCGAATGTAAAGCCAATTGCAACGCCTATCAGTAGCCACATAGCCACTTCACCGATTGAGTACATTATTGCTCCCGTTCAGGGAACTACTGTGCTTCGCTCCCTGCCATAACTGTGAAGCAAAGCTGTGACAAGGTCAAGATTCCTGCGTATCGTTGGGCGTGTCGGCTCGCTTTTCGGCTTTATCCTTTAAGCCATTTGATGCTAGCACCGAGCCAAGTGCGCCTGTGAGGAATACTGTCAGGGTGGTTAGAAGCTCGATGAACGCACGATCGTTGGGCGCTTGTGCGCCGATTGGCTGTGTAACGAATATCAGCGCGTACAGCATCCCCATCACTGATAGGGCAAAGACCAAAGCCAGGCATACGCCGATGAATACGATTAAGCGGGCTTTGAGCTGCTCATTGCTTAGCCTACGGCTGTGCCTGGGTGTCAATTTCATCTCCAAATAAGTCTTGAGTGCAGACTCCCGTACTAACACACTCTGGCGGATTACATTCAGGCTTTTGCCAGTTCTCAAATTCCTGGCATGGATACCTAACCCATCCATCGTATTGACCACACGCAGATAGCCCTATCGAAAGCGATAACCATAGGGCTACCTGTTGTAGCTTTCGGGTCACTTCCCCTTAACACCGAAACTTGAGTCATTTGGATTCAGCCAACGCATGATCACTGGCAGTACGGCTGCAAGGCCTGCGCTAGCAATTGCCTTTGGGTCGGTGACTCCAGCCATGTAGACGGCCACACCAGCTGCTAGGAATGAGCGCGCCCATGAGGCCGCCATAGGTTTGATTTGGTTCATTTCTTCTCCTTCTTCTTCAGAATGGTTTTCTTTGGTTTAGCCTCGATGACCACCGCAGGATATTCACCCTTGAATGGCACATACTTAGGCCGACCAAATCCCACGATCTCTTTGCCGATGGTGCGCTGCTTAATCATCACCATGCCGCCATTGCGTTGATCGCCAGTTCCCGATGTGTTGCCCTCGATGCAGGTAATGACCTTGCCATCGATTGCTGCCACGATGCCCACATGGCTGATGCGGTCTACGCCATCATGCGGAAAGTCCATGAACGCCAAATCGCCCAGCTGTGGTGTCTCATTCCAGCGGCCGATGTCCTTAAATTTATGTGCGCCTGTAGCTGTGCTAACTACTGATGGTGCTTTGACTCCAGCCTGTGCCAGTACCCAGTTGCAGAATGAACCGCACCAGGGTAGGCCGTTGGCCTTTGTGAATTCTCCATATTTGGTCAGATTGTCAGGCACTTCTACATAGCCAACCTCACCCAAAGCAATTGCAATTGCCTGGGGTGCTGTGCCGACTGGGTATGTCATCCGCGTAGGGCTGCGATCTCTTCAGCTGTGAGGCCGATTGCTTCGAGCTTTGCGACAGCTGAAGCGGCTGCGGTAGCTTTGGCAGCTTGTGCGGCTTCTTCTTCCTGGCGCTTCTCTTCTGCGATTGCCGCTGCGGCTTCCATCTCGGCTACTTCTTCATCGGTTAGCTCGATGATTTGCTCTTCTTTGGTTTCGCAGTTGATGATGATTTTCGTTGGATTAGGCATTTTT